GGAGACTTTGAAAATATCAAACAGTTTGTGGCAACAAATGACTTATTACACAGTTGGGCCTTGTTGCAAAATCCTGATCCAATTAATGTCAAGTACACAAACTCATTGACTCAACCATACATTGATGTTATTACAGGACAGGTAGCAACAGACAGCAACAATCAAGTTGAGTTAGATATATTTTTAAAAAATCAAACAAAACTAAGAGGAATAGCATGACCAATCGATATTATAAAAAACTAGATTGCCCAAACTACACAGAGATCAATCAGGATTTAATAGATTATGTACACAAGTACACTACGCTTCTTACCAAGTCAGATGACTATAGATACTGTAACTTTCCTGATAGATTTGGACAAAGTGTTAGACATTTTGTCAATGCCAACCCAAAATTGATTACCTGGATAGGATCAATGAAACTGATTTTGAAAGATGTTTATATTACTCTAACCTGGGATGTAAGATGCGACGAGTACCCAGAGTCTAGTATTCCCATACACGTGGACAAACCGCCGGTGTACTGGAAAATAAATTGGCCCATAATGAACATGCAAAAAACAGCAGTAAGATTTTATGAACCAAAAGATCCCGCAGTTAATATCAATACGTTGGTCAAACGCACCGGTAACCCTAACAGCAAAGATTATGACCACTACCTATTCGAATACAAAGATTTCAACGAAGTCGACCGACATGACTTTTCAAATAATCAACCCATCATTATGAATGGGCAAGTTGCACATGATGTCGGTTTTTATCCAGACCCAGTGTTTCCTAGAATAGGTATGCAAGTTATGTTTTGGAAAGAGCCTACACATTTATTATGAAAATAGCAATCACAGGCGGCACTGCCGGCATAGGTCTAGCACTAGGTAATGTATACCAAAGTCGTGGACATGAAATTTTACAACTGAGTCGCCGCACAGGAAATAACATACGTGTTATAGCAAAGATTGCAGATCAAATTGAATCGTGCGATATGTTTATCAACAACGCACAAGTAGGATACGCACAAACTGAATTGTTGTTTGAAATGGCTCAGCGTTGGTCGGGCACGGGCAAAAGGGTCATAGTCGTTAGTACTATGATGACCCAGGATCCTATAAGTACGTTACCTGGACTTGACATGGATGCATACCGTGTACAAAAAATTGCACTTGAAGAAGCAGTGAAACAAATACGTTATCGACGTATGGGAATCAAACTTGTTGTGGTTCGCCCGGGAGATATTGCCACCGACCCTGAAAAAACAGTACCCCCAGCAGCTGACGTTGATAACTGGGCATCAGTATTAGTCACTGTGTTAGAAATAGCGCAGGACAACAACCTGAATATTCCAGACATTTCCTTGTGTCCTGACTACAAATGAACCCTAGAGGCATGCTAACAAACCCGTCGTTTTGTCCCATGCCTTGGACTGGCATGATGTACAATTTCAACGGAGAAGTTAAAAACTGTATTCGCAGTGCAGGTGCTCTTGGCAATATAAAAGATCAGTCCATTGAATCCATACTAGTTGAGAACAACCTGCCTAGGCAACAAAAGATTATTGAGCAACACCCAGTGGCCACTTGCCACACTTGCTATGATATAGAACAAGGCAAACAAGGATTTGATCACATCAGCGATAGGATATTTTACATACGTGAATTAAAAGACACGCCACCCAGCACATATCAAGTTGGTAACTTTAATTTGCAAACTGTTGATGTGCGTTGGACTAACCTTTGTAATTTTGCTTGTGTGTATTGCGGTCCACAATTTAGCAGTCGATGGAGCGAAGAATTAAAAATTCGCCCTAGCGTGCCTGACCAACAGCAATTGACAGATTTTAAAAATTACATTTATGATCATGTTGGTCAACTCAAACATGTGTATTTGGCCGGTGGTGAACCTTTGCTAATGAAGGAAAATTTAATACTATTAGAAAAATTAGATTCCAATACAAATATCAGGATAAACACCAACCTTAGCAAAGTGGATACCCAAGTGTTTGATGCTGTATGCGGCTTCAAAAATGTACACTGGACAGTGAGCGTGGAAACCCAGGCTGAAGAATTTGAATACATACGACATGGTGGAATATGGCTAGACTTTTTGGACAACCTTGCAATTATCAAACAGCTGGGACACAAAATATCATTTAACATGTTGCATTTTTTGTTGAACTACAACTCCGTATTTGATTGCGTGGATTTTTTAAAAGCACAAGGATTCCACAACAACAGTTTTGTAATTGGGGCACTATTGACTCCAGAATATCTAAACATTAGACATTTACCTAAAAATGTGCTAAACTCAGTAAAGAATAAGTTACAACATAGAATCAACCAGAAACCTGGTTATTTGCTTGAAGATAGTTATCAAAATATGCTACACTATATTGATAAACCGTTTGAGAAAAATATCAGTCTATCGATTGATAAATTGGCAGAACTGGATCAGCGTAGGGGCATAAACAGCCGGAACATTTTTACAGATTTTTATAAGGACATAGACCATGGGAAAACCATTTGACGTAAGTAAATTTCGTAAAGAAATTACAAAAAGTATTGACGGCCTTTCGATAGGCTTCAACGATCCAACTGACTGGATATCAACAGGAAACTATGCCTTGAACTATCTGATTTCGGGAGACTTCAATCGAGGAATTCCATTAGGCAAAGTCACAGTATTTGCCGGCGACTCTGGTGCAGGTAAAAGTTATATCTGTAGTGGCAACATTGTTAAGAACGCACAAGAGCAAGGCATCTTTGTGGTACTGATTGACAGTGAAAACGCATTAGATGAAGACTGGCTCAAAGCACTAGGTGTTGATACTAGCACAGATAAATTGATCAAACTAAGTATGGCCATGATTGACGACGTGGCCAAAACAATCAGTACATTCATGAGCGACTACAAAGCACTACCAGATGGCGAACGTCCAAAAGTATTGTTTGTGATTGACAGCCTGGGCATGTTGCTGACACCCACAGACGTTAATCAGTTTGAAGCAGGTGATATGAAGGGCGATCTAGGTCGCAAGCCCAAAGCACTTACTGCCTTGGTTCGTAACTGTGTAAACATGTTTGGTAGTTACAATGTGGGCCTGGTATGTACCAACCACACATACGCTAGTCAAGACATGTTTGATCCAGATGACAAGATCTCCGGAGGACAAGGCTTCATCTATGCATCAAGTATTGTGGTTGCCATGAAAAAGATGAAACTCAAGGAAGACGAAGATGGCAACAAAGTGTCGGATGTAAACGGTATCCGTGCCGGATGTAAAGTTATGAAAACACGCTATGCCAAACCCTTTGAAGGTGTGCAGGTCAAGATTCCCTATACCACAGGCATGAGTCCTTATTCAGGTTTGGTGGACTTAATTGAAAAGAAACAAATGCTCAAGCGTGAGGGCAATAGCCTGGTGTTTACCACCAGTGATGGTGAAGTGATCAAGAAGTTTCGCAAGGCCTGGGAAAAGAACGATGATTCATGCCTGGACCGGGTCATGGCAGATTTTGGAAATCAAAAAGCCGAGGTAAGTACTCCGGAGGAAACAGCAGATGAGTGAAGCAATAGCCAGTGAAATTTGGGGTGAACTCAAGCGTTTTGTAAACACAGTGGATCGTGCCGAAGCCGCCGAAACTGTGATACAGATCTTGATGGACAATGATTCAGATGTAGAAGACATTCGTGACGCATTCAAAGGTGACTCAGACATCAAACGTGCCTTGACAGCGTATCTTGACAACGACAAGGACTATGCGGCAGAAGACGAAGAAGAGGAAGAGGCCGAAGAAGACGAGGACTGGGAAAACTGATGTGGTATAGTCGTGTAGTTGCTAGCCTTGGTGCTATCCCAGACTTTATCAATCACTACGAGCGTGAACTTGAAGATGCCAAGAAGGACTGTAAAATCTACGGCCTAGTCGAAAAGAACATCACAGCCTTACCGGGTATAACTGAGTTTAGGTACAATCAACTGCAAGAAATTGAGGCAGTATTAAACTATCTCAATATCCAACTGCGTAAGATACGTAGGAAACATTTTCAAAAGTATCTAGAAGGGTACGCTCGTGCCCTGACCTCAAGAGATGCTGAAAAATATGTGGACGGTGAAGATGAAGTTATTGACTACGAAACACTGATTAACGAAGTGGCATATTTACGCAATCGTTGGCTGGGCATACTCAAAGGACTAGATACCAAACAGTGGCAAATGGGCCACGTTGTGCGCCTCCGCACCGCCGGAATGGAAGATATCCAGGTGTAATTGTTACCGCCGGCAATGGTAAGCGAGGAAAAAAGTGGTACCATTGTCCTGTAACAAAAAAATGCTCTACATTTTTTCCTGACAACGTTCCTTTGGGATACATAGAAGGAAGGATCATTAAAAAATGAAAATTGTACTTTGTACCGGGGGATATGATCCGGTGCATTCTGGACATATCTCTTATCTAAATCATGCTGATCATTTGGGTGATCACGTGATTGTAGGCCTAAACTCTGATGCGTGGCTCACACGCAAAAAAGGTCGCCCATTCATGCCCTGGCGTGAACGCATGATTGTGTTGGACAATCTACACATGGTCGGGGAGGTAATTGAGTTCAACGACGATGACGGATCCAGCATTGATGCTATCCGCCGAGTTCGAGAAAAATACCCCAGCGATGAAATTGTCTTTGCCAATGGCGGAGACCGTACACCGGATAACATTCCAGAACAGGTGTTTGATAATGTTGAGTTTGTGTTTGGTGTTGGAGGAGACAACAAGGCCAACTCCAGTTCCTGGATACTAGAGGAGTGGAAAACTCCCAAGACATCACGTGCCTGGGGATATTATCGTGTGCTACATGAAGTGGGCACAAATACCAAACTCAAAGAACTTACTGTGGCACCCAAAACATGTCTGAGTATGCAACGGCATGACCAACGTGCAGAATTTTGGTTTGTGGCCCAAGGTGAAGCCGCAGTTTACACACTAGACAGTTCAAGTGATCACGACTTGGTAGGTACGTATCAACCGCACGAATATATATGGATTGCTAAAAATCAATGGCACATGTTGTGCAACGAAACTGATCAACCACTCAAACTAATTGAAATACAATACGGTGAGAATTGTGTGGAAGAGGACATAGAACGCCGATGAAAGATATCATACCAATCTTCATTGGCTATGATCCACGGGAAGCCATAGCATATCATACCTGCGTCAACAGCATTATTAGAAATGCAAGCCGTCCTGTGAGTATTGTGCCTGTTGCACTTAACTTGTTTCGAGACTACAACGAAACACACACTGACGGCAGCAACCACTTTATCTACACACGTTTCTTAGTTCCATACCTTATGGGATTCTCTGGATCGGCTATCTTCATTGATGGCGATATGATTGTGCGTGGTGATATTGTAGAACTTTGGAACATGCGAGATGTGTATAGAGATGTGCAAGTGGTCAAACATGATTACAAAACTCGCATGCCTGTAAAATACTTGGGATCACCAAATGAAGACTATCCTCGGAAAAATTGGTCTAGTGTTATTCTGTGGAATTGTAGTAGCTTTCCTAACCGAAAACTCACACCCGAATTTGTGCAACGATCCACAGGCAGTGAACTTCACCGATTCTCGTGGCTAGATGATGAGCGCATTGGTGAATTGCCGCCAGAATGGAACTGGTTGCCTGATGAATACGGCCCTAATCCAGATGCTAAGTTGTTGCATTATACCTTAGGCGCTCCGTGCTTTCACGAGTTTGCTGACACTCCCATGGGGAATGAGTGGCACAGAGAACGCATACTAACTGAATACTGCCAGCAAAGGTCAACTGAATGATCTGGGAACAGGAAGACGAATCGTCATACGTTCCGCCACCACCCGCGGCACCGCCACCACCGCCACCACCGCATGTGTTTGACATGATACCGCCCACAGTCAAAACATTATTTGATGACATTCTCAAATATCGGGTTGACCCTGACGGCACCTACTATGGTATAACACTAGATGTCTTAGTTGAGCAATTAAAACAGTTGGACAACAGTGCGGCAGTGGCCATTGGAACAGACGAAAAAGATACAAAATTTGAGAGGAAGGGCAAAATGTACGATCCATTTTTGCAAAGTTTTATACTGGGTTCAGGCGGCCACA